AGCTCTATGGAAAGCAGCAGTTTCTTAAACTATCCATCTGAACAAAAGATGTATATTGAAAATAGAGAAGGCGAAGATTCTGGGAATGTATTTAATTATTACGATCAAGACGGTAATATTAGAGTAACAAAAGTTACTTGGAAGTCTATGCGTAGAATTGGTAGGTTATCTTACTTTGACGAACAAGGAATGCCTCAAGAAACTATAGTAAACGAAAGTTACGAGGTAGATAAAGAAGCTGGAGAAACTATTGAGTACATGTGGATAGGTGAGTACTGGGAAGGTACTAAAATTGGAGACAACACTTACATAAATATTAGATCAAAGAAGCAACAGTTTAGAAGAATGGATAATCTATCTGTTTGTAAATCTGGTTATGTAGGTACTATATATAATGCAAATAATTCACAGTCAGTATCTCTTATGGATAGATTAGTTCCATGGATATACTTATATATTACATTGTGGTACAGACTAGAGCTTGCAATATCTTCTAACCAAGGTAAAATAGCTCTTATAGATCTGTCACTAGTTCCTGATGGATGGGAAGTAGAAAAGTGGATGTACTATGCACAATCAATGAAGTTTGGTTTTGTAGACTCTTTTAACGAAGGTAAAAAAGGACAGTCCACTGGTAAACTTGCTGGTAATATATCTACACAAAATAAAGTGTTAGATATGGAAACTGGTAATTACATACAACAACATACACAATTATTAGAATTTGTAGAGTCTAAAGTGCAGTCATTATCTGGGGTTACAAGACAACGTTTAGGAAGTATATCTTCTTCTGAGCTTGTAGGTACAACAGAAAGAGCTGTGCAACAATCATCTCATATTACAGAAAAGTGGTATGATATACATAACAATACTAAAGTTAGAGTACTTCAAACATTAGTGGATGTTGCTAAAGATGTATATAAAGGAAAGACAAAAAAATTCCAATATGTTACAGATAATTTAGCAACAATGACTTTTAACTTAATGGGTGATCAGTTTGGTTATTCTGAGTACGGAGTATTTGTCTCTAACTCTTCTAAAGACTTACAAGCTTTAGAGGCTTTAAAATCATTAACTCAAGCAGCTTTACAGAATGATAAAATGTCTATATCAGATGTTATCGGCATTTACAACTCAAGTTCAATTGCTGATATTAAGAATAAAATTGAGCAGTCAGAAAAAGACAGCCAAGCCAGAGCGCAAGAAGCACAACAACAGCAAATGCAAATGCAACAAGAACAACTGCAAGCGCAACAACAGTTAGAACAACAGAAAATGCAATTCGAGCTAGAGAAAGAAACTAGAGAAGATGCGCGTAACACAGAAGACAATAAAACTAAAATACAGATAGCTATGATGAATAATGAGGCTAAATCACAAGATACATAATTTAGCAAATTATATTTTAGCTATAATTGCAACCTTTTAATTATTTAAAAGAGTTGCTAATGATAACAAAGTTTATATTTTTGTTCACTGATAAATTAAATTAAGTATTACAAATGGCGATAGGAGATGATGCATTAGAAGGATTGGACTTAAGCGTGTTGAGTAACATCACGTCTAAGCCTGGGGAAGATGCCAAGCAAGATGAAAACGTAGACGCGGAGCCGTCTATTTTTGAACCTCAATTAAAAATAAAAGAGGTGAATGAGATTCCAGAAACGGGACTCAAAGAAGAAAAAGAAAAAGAAGAAGAAGAAAAAGAAGAACCTTCGGAAGATATAAAGGATGAGAAACCTGAAGAATCTAAAGCGGAAGATAAAAAAGAACCAGTTTCTGAAACAGGTGAAGATAGCGAAGCAGAAGAAGAAACAGAAAACGCCTTTAGAGTATTTGCAGAGATGCAAAGAGATAAAGGACTTATTGATTATAAAGACGAAGATTTTGAAGAAAGTGACGATTGGTTGCTTGATAAAATTTCTAATACCATCGAAGATAAAGTAGGTGAGTATAAGGATTCAATTCCAGAAGAAATTAAATATCTATTAGACAATTACGAGGCAGGTGTCCCTCTAGGTAGTTTATTAGAGATGCAAAACCAAGAGCAAGTATACGAATCTATTTCGATAGAAAACTTGGAAAAAAGCGATAGTCTACAAAAAAATGTAGTGAAAGATCTCTTAATGAGAACAGGTTGGTCTGAAGAACGAGCTAATAAAAAAATTCAGCGTTACGAAGATGCAGGAGTACTCCACGAAGAAGCGGAAGAAGCATTATCATCTTTAGTTGAAATACAGAAGCAAGAGAAACAGCAATTTGTAGAAAGTAAAAAACAAGAGGAACAACAAAGAGTTGAAACTCATCAAAAGTGGCTAGGTGATCTTAAAGATCATATTACTACTAAAGAAGAAATACTACCTGGATTTCAATTGTCTCCAAAAGATAAAGACAATTTATATAAAGGTATAACTAAATTAGACAGAGAAGGTAAAAATGAAATCATGAGAATGAGAGAAAAAGATCCTGAGTTTGATTTAAAAATAGCATATTTAGCGACAATCCTTAAATGGGATTTTTCAGCATTTGAACGTCAGTCTACAACTAAATCAACTAGAAAGTTGGCAGACGTTATAAAGAGTACGAAAAAAACTGGTTCCAGACCAAGTAGAGGTACCTCTAAAGCTGTTAATTTTGACACTATGAGAAAGTCTCTGCGATAGGAGCTATTTATTTATAAACAACAAGTAACAATTAAATTAATTAAAAATGGCAAACACAATTAGTTCATTACAAATGTATGCTCCTAAAAGCTGGTCTGGTCTTACAACTGAGAACCACTTAGGAAGCGTATTTGCACAAGAACCTACATTAGTATCAAATATTATTAGTAGAGTTTTTGGTTTAAACCAATACGCTGGTTTAGATTACTTTTTATCAATTGGTGGAGGAGATCAAGAACTTCCAGATGATAATGATTACGAATGGTACCTAAAAGGAGATGACGAAAAAGCTATCTCTATTACAGGATACACTGCTGCTTCTTATGCAGGAACTCCTGGCCAATACGGATCAGAAATTCTTATTGAATTTGCAGAAAAATACTTTGCAGTTACAGATAAACTAGTATTAGATGATGGTGAAACTGCTGTACGTGTTATGCGTGAGCCTTTCATGCAGGGTACTTCTTTTGTTTATCCATGTATGATTATGGCAGCAGATGCTGCAGACTTTGTAGCTCCTTCATTGTTAGCTGCAGGATCTAAGGCGAGTAAAGAATACTCTCCGCAAGAAAGAACATTGAACAGAACTTATGGTGAAACAAGCTATACTTCTCCGTTCAAAATGCGTAATGCAATGTCTTTCTTATCTAAGACTTACACTATTCCTGGAAACATGCACCAACGTCCTTTAGTTATTGAGATGATGGACCCTAAGTCTAACAAGTCTACTAAGATTTGGACTCAGTATGCTGAATACGAATTCATGTGTCAGTGGATGAAAGAAAAAGAGCGTATGCTTTGGTTCTCTAAAGCTAACAAGCAATCTAATGGTACTTACAATGTTATGGGTGCTTCAGGTACTCCAATCATTGAAGGTGCAGGTTTACGTGAGCAAATCTCTCCATCTTACAAGTTCCACTATACTGACTTTACAATTGATTACTTAGAAGATGTATTATTGAACTTATCAATTAACATTCTTCCAGAAGATCAACGTCACTTCGTAGCGTTTACAGGTGAAAGAGGTATGGTACAATTCCATAGAGCTCTTGAAAACCACGCTGCTCGTTTCCAACCATTAGATTCTAAAAGAATTTCTGGTGATGGACAAAACTTATCATTCCAAGGTCAGTACAGAGAGTTTATGGGACCACAAGGTATCCGATTTACTTTAGTACACTTACCAATGTATGATAATGAAGTACGTAACCGTGTACCGCATCCAAAAGGTGGATACACTGAATCTTACCGTTACACTATCCTTAACATGGGTACTGCAGGTGGCGAGAAAAATATCCGTAGAGTATATCCTAAAGGACGTAAGGAATTAATGTGGCACGTAGCTGGTTCTACTTCTCCACTTGGTCCAAACACTTCGTTCTCTAAAGGATCTGCATCTGCAGTAGATGGTTATCAATTATTCGCTCAAGCTCAACAAGGTGTGCTTATTGCAAACCCAATGTCTTGTGCTGAATTGATTTACTCATCTGCAGTATAATAATAGATAATTAATATAAACACGAAAGAAGAAGAAGATGGCAAAAGTTGCAAAACATAAAGCTGAAGTGAAGAAAGAAAGTGTTATTATAAATACTAGACCAGATAAGGTTACTCTAAAACCTATAAAGAAAAATGGATGGCTCCCTGAAGATCACGACGGGAGCGTCCGTTATTCTAAATGCTTCGAGCGGTTAACCGTTCAAGCTGCAAGAGGTACAGGAGTGCTACAAACTGGATTATCTGATGAAGATGAAAAACGTCTTGAAAATAAAATGAACATGTCCTCTGGAACGTTGTCTAGATACAACAAAGACTATTGGACTATGTTTAGAGTAGATGTTCCTAAAGAAGGAGCTATTCTTGACCTTTCTTCTCCAGAAGATGAATTAAAATACTTAGTTTTAAGAGCACATCAAAGAGTTGCTAACTCAGAAATGGAAAGATTTGATTCTCCATTTGCAGAGTACATAATGACTTCAGATGAGCAAGAAGCTAAAGTAGTAAACAAAAAATCTAAACTTAAGCGTAAGGCTTACAAAGTGTTTAGTGGGATGAGTACTACAGAAATGAAAGATGTTCTTAAAGTTATGGGTAAACGAGTTGGAGACGATGCGTCTGTAGACTTTGTTGAATCACAACTGGATAAAATCGTAACAGATAATCCACAAGAATTCTTAACTACTGTAGAAGATCCAACATTTGCAATGAGAGCGTTTATTGATGATTGTATATCATCAAGAGTTCTTGTAAAAAATGGTACTAAATACCAACTTCCTGGTGGAGATGTTGTAGGGTATACACTTGAGCAGACGATTGAATATTTACAAAATCCTGAAAATCAGGAAGTGTATTTAGATTTAAAAGGTAAAATGTCTATAAGCAAATAATATGACTAGAGCTGAAATGCATACAGAGTTTAAATTATTGATGGATAAATCAGGGGAAGGCGGATCGCCTTCTTTCCTGGCTTCTGAAATTGATTCCTTCTTGAACATAGCTCAAGAAAAGTTTATATCTAAACGTGCATTTGGAAACAACCCTAGACGTACTAGTTTTGAAGAGAATCAAAAACGTAGAGACGATTTAAGAAATTTAATTTCTAACGAAGCTATAACTAGTTTTGTAACAGATCTTACTGCATCTAAACCTAACGGTGTATTTGCATTACTACCTAATGATTACAGACATAGCATAAATGAAGAGGCTACTATTTATACAGGAGACAATTCAACTGCTACTAGAAGAGTTAGTGTTAAACCAATAACTCATGATCGTTATAATAAAATTATAAATGATCCTTTTAATAAACCTGATAAAGATACAGTATACAGACTAGATTTTGGTTTGTTAGCTACTGACGAAGTTGTAGAAACAGAAGAAGGTGAAGAAATCAATTCTGTAACTAATAGTTATTTTGAATTAATATGTGGTGATGGGCAAACAGTGTCTTCTTATATTTTAAGATACATTAAAACCCCCACTAAAATTGCTCAAGATTCAGCTTGTATATTAGCTACACACACTCATAAGGAACTTGTAAAAATGGCTGTCGTAGATGCTTTAGAAAATGTAGAGCAACCACGATACCAGTCAAGTAAAATTGAACTTAACGAAATAGAATAAATAAAATGGCAAGAACAGCAAAAATAACAAATGCCAATGTAGGGCCTCGACAGAATGTCGGAGGTAACGTTGGTAATACTCCCGTTCGAGCACAAGATTTTAACGATCTTGCGGGGGACTACGTCAGTTTATCTGATGCGAATGCTCAAGTGATAGCTGGCGATGTAACAGTAAATGGTACTTTAACGTATAATGCGTTAAGTACGTCTCCTGTAACAGCGGCAGGTGTAGCTCTTGCTCCAAATGGTATTGCGACTACTGGCTTAGGATTAAATCCAACATGGAATTTAAACTTTGGTGGTGCAACTTTAGCGGCTGGGGATCAGACAAATGATATAGCTATGTTAGATGTATTAACACCAGTTAACACTTTATTGAGAATGGCTTTAGCACTTAAAGGTGTAGCTAGCTCAGGACAAGCGATAACATCAGCACAAGCACATCAAATATTTGGAGGTACAGGAGTTGCGGGAGCACTTATTCCTATGACAGGAATAACAGCCGTAACTACTAACTGGATACCAGCTACTCAAACTATAAATACAATATCAGGTACTACAGCGGCAAATTTAACATTAAATGATTCTGCAACTGATTTAGCATCAGATAATGATCAGTCTATGATATTATTTAATAACTATGTAATTGAATCAGGACATGTTGTTAAAGTTTGTACGCATGCAAATAACGAACATAAAGCCTCGTCTTGTGAATTTGTAGTTTCGGGTGCAGGTACAGATGTTATGGATAGACAAGCTGCTACTTCAGATGGTCATCAAGATATTATTTTGACAGCTTCTGGAGCGGATACCACCATATTGGCAGGGTCGTATATTTATTTACGTGCAGGTGCTGATGACGAAGAATTAACTATCAAAGGTTGTATCAGAACATCTGGTGGAACTATTGCAGTTACATACGCCGCTTAATTAGATTAATTAATTTTTAAAAAAGAAAACAAATGTTTAAAACAGATAATTCCCTACATGTATTTGTAGGACCAAATAATACTGATGTAGATACATCATTTCAAGATGATGTAACAGCAAGTGCAGCTGCAGGATCAGGTAGTATTTTTGTAGTACACCAAGATGGATCGGCTCCTAATGGTGCATTAATAGCAGGAGATTTATTTAAAGTTGGACAAAAGCATGCTGATGGTTCAGTAAACTTTTCTCCATTATTAAAATTTGATGATTGTTCTATTGTAGGTAAAGCTACAGTTGCTAGATCTGAGCAGTCTTCAGTGTTTGGATTTAACGGAGCTTCAGGTTCTATACAAGCAATTAGCTCTAATCGTTACACTCTTCGTGTAGCTTTTAAGAATAACACAGATATGTTTTCTGAGCAATCAGACTTACATTTCTTTGAATTTGTATCTGATGCAAATGCAACTCAACAAGAAAT